AGCCGCCACTGCCGAAGCAACTCGCAAGCAGCAGGAGTACGCCGACGCCATGGCCCGTGCTGGACAAAAAGCCGCCCAGGAGATCGAGCGCCTGCGGGGGGTCACATCGGGCGCATCGTCCAACCCTGCCCAGCTGGCGGCCATGTTCGCCATTACCACGGCGCAGGCCCGGGGTGGCAGCGCGGACGCCCTGAGCAAGCTCCCGCAGCTCAGCACCGCGCTTGAGGCAGCCACCACGCTGAGCGCCAGAAACGCCATTGAAGTCACGCGCATGCGCGCCTGGCTGGCCAGCAGCTTGACCGAGACGCTGCAAACCCTGGGCCTGCAGGTGCCCGCGCTGAACACCGGCACCAACGTGGTGCCGCAGGACATGCTGGCCATGCTGCACAAGGGCGAGGCCGTGGTGCCGGCGCCCTACAACCCGGCCTATGGCAACAGCGGCCGCGAGGAGGTGCTGGTGGCCGAGATTCGCGCGCTGCGCAGCGAGTTGTCAGAGCTGCGCGCCGAAACCCGCAGCACCGCGGTTGCCACCAACAAGACCGCGCGCATCCTGGAGCGCGTCACGCCTGATGGCAACAGCCTGCAAACGGTGGCCGCCGCATGAAAGTCATTGCCCCCACCATCTTCGACCCCGCCACACACCTGGTGAGCAGCACGGCCACGGAGACCTACGCCGCCTGGGCCGTAGGGACCACCTACGCCACTGGCGCCTTCGTTGACTACGGCACCCAAATCTTCCAGTCTCTGGTCAACAGCAACACCGGCAACCAGCCCAACACCTCGCCCACGTTCTGGCTGTTGATAGGGCCTGACAACCGGCACGCAATGTTCGACGACCAGATCAGCACGGCCACCGTGTCGGCCACGTCGCTGACGGTGGTGCTGGACACCGGCCTGGCCAACTCGCTGGCCTTGTTTGGACTGGCAGGCACTCAGGTCACGGTCAACGTCACAGACGGCCCGGCAGGCGCCAACGTCTACAGCCGCACCGTGAGCCTGGACGGGACGTTTATTTTTGACTGGTACCAGTACTTCTTCGAGCCCAACGTGCAGGTCGAGGAAATGGTGCTGACCGATCTGCCGCCCTACAGCACGGCGCGTGTGACTGTCACCGTGTCAGGCCCGACCACCGTGCAGGTGGGGCAGCTGGTCTTCGGCAACCAGTACGACCTTGGCGACGCCGAATACGGGGCGACGGTGGGCATCATCGACTACAGCCGCAAAGACACCGACGACTTCGGCACCACGACCTTCGTGGAGCGCGCTTTCAGCAAGCGCATGACGGCACGCCTGATGCTGGACACCGCGCAGATCAGCCGCGTGCAGCAAGTGCTGGCCCGGGTGCGTGCCAGGCCGTCGGTCTGGGTTGGCGTGCCGGATGACGCCGCCTTCAACGCGCTGACCGTCTACGGGTTCTTTCGGGACTTCTCGATCGACGTGGCCTACCCGACCAAGAGCTACTGCAGCTTGGAAATAGAAGGCCTCACCTGACGCCCAGCCATCAAGCCCCACAGCCATGCCAACAACACCCAACACCATCTCGACCCTGCCAACGGCACCCAGCCGCGCAGATCCTGCCAACTTCGCAACCCGCGCAGACGCGTTTCTGGGCGCGCTGGCCGCCTTTGGTTCACAGGTAAATGACGCCGGTGCGGCGACTTACCTCAACGCAGTAGAGGCCAACAGCTCGGCGCTCGACGCCATCGCCACCGCCACCGCCATCACGTCGACGTCCACCACCAGCCTGACCATCGGCACAGGCAGCAAGAGCCTGACGGTGGAGTCGGGCCGGGCCTATGTGAGCGGCATGCCCGTGCGCATTGGCCAAACCGGCGCCAACGTCAACGTGAACTTCATGGACGGCACGGTGACAACCTACAACGCGTCCACTGGCGCGCTGGTGGTGAACGTCACCGCCACTGGGGGGAGCGGCACGCTCAGCACCTGGTCCATCAGGGTCACCGGAATGGCCTCCGTGCTGTCCGACCTCTTTGTGCCGCAGGCGCTGTTTGCACGGTCTGTGCGAGAGACGATGACCTCCCCCGCCATCAGCGCGGGCACCTTGACGCTGGACTGCTCCGCTGGCTCGGTGTTCAACGTCACGCTTAACGCCAACGTCACCACGCTGTCGATCACCAACCCACCAGTGGCTGGCTACAGCTACACCATGCTGCTGCAACTCACCGCGGATGGCACCTCCAGAACGGTGACCTGGCCGGCCTCCGTCAAGTGGCCAGCAGGGGTCTCGCCACTGCTGACCAGCACCAACGGCAAGGCCGACATCTTCACGCTGACTACCTACAACGCCGGCACCACCTGGTACGCGGCCACCGTTGGGCAGAACTACTGATGAGCAACAAGACAGCTGTCAGTTCTTCAGTGCAGGTCCTATTCCCGGAGGATGTATTTTCCTCATGGGTATACAGCGGCACGTCTGCGTCGCGATCAATTCAAAACGGTGTCAACCTAGAGGTGTCTGGCGGCCTGGTTTGGACAAAACGCAGAACAGGCTCACAGCACGTTTTAGTCGATACCGTCAGAGGTGCGAATCAGAACATATCCACCAGCGAAGATTTTGGGTTCTGGTCGCCGACTTACAGCAGCACGGTCACCGCATTCGGGCAGAACGGCTACACGCTTGGAAGCGACGATTCGAATCTGTTGTTCAACCTGGTCAGCGAGTCTTACGCGTCTTGGACATTTCGGCGCGCGCTCAAGTTTTTCGACATTGTCACGTACACAGGCAACGGCAGCGCGCGCACCATACCGCACCAGCTAGGCGTTGCGCCAGGCTTTGTGCTGGTCAAAAGAACGTCGTCGCCTTTTGACAATTTCTACGCTTTCCACCGAAGCGCTGGTGCGGGCAACTTCTTTGACATCAACGGACGGCAGGCCGCACAGGCGTCATCCTCCATCTGGAACAACACAGCGCCAACAGCGGAGGTGTTTTCGGTTGGGGCAAACAATGAAAGCAACGCGTCTGGCGCCACCTATGTGGCCTACCTGTTCGCCCATGATGCAACGGCAGAAGGCGTAATTCAGTGTGGCAGCTACACAGGCAACGGCAGCTCGAGCGGGCCAGCGGTAACCTTGGGCTGGGAGCCGCAGTTTCTGCTGGTCAAGCCCAACGGCGGCGGCGCTGGAGGTTACGCCTGCACGATTACCGACGTTCTGCGTGGCATGAGCCACACGAATACAAGATTTTCTGCGGCAGACAGCTATCAAACTGAAGTCAGCACATCCCAACAAATAGCGGCAAGGCCAACCGGTTTTGGAGTCATTGGCACGCACATCAACTACAACCAGTCTGGCGTGGTATATCACTACGTCGCAATCAGGCGTCCAAGAAAACCACCGCTGTCAGGACTTTCCGTTTTTGCCCATGAGCTGCACACATCGCCTGGAATTGCGTCCAGTTCAGTCGTCAATCTCGGGATAACCGTAGACGCATACTTTTCAGCAGTCAGAAATGCTGTTGTCAATAAGTTTTACCTGATTGACAGGCTAAGGGGTGGCCAGACAAGTGCAAGCGGGTTGACCTCTAACGCTGCAGCAGGTGAATTGCAGTCTTTGACGCAGACAATCGCTTTTGACAAGCTCGATGGCGTCGTTGTCACCGATACGGTTGGAAACATAAACGGCACCACAGGCCAAAACGTGCTGGCCTATGGTTTGCGGCGCGCCCCAAGATTTTTTGATGTTGTCTGCTACACCGGCACCGGCGCCGCCAAAACCGAGGCGCACACGCTCGGCGCGGTGCCCGAGCTGATGATCGTGAAATGCCGCAGCACGGTTTACGACGGCGCGGTGTACGCCTCGGGCCTTGCGGCCACGCAGCGCCTTGCGTTGTTTGCCACCAGCAGCGGCGCGGCGGTGGCCACCGACGCCACAGCATGGGCCAGCACGGCGCCAACCTCCACCGTGTTTTCGGTGGGCACCAGCAGCTCGACCAACAACAACGGCGACACCTTCGTCGCCTATCTGTTTGCCACGCTGGCCGGCGTGTCCAAGGTTGGCCTGTATACCGGCAACGGAGCGTCGCAAACCATCAACTGCGGCTTCTCGGCCGGGGCCCGCTTCGTGCTCATCAAGCGCACAAACGCCACGGGCGACTGGTATGTCTGGGACACCGCTCGCGGCATCGTTGCGGGTGCTGATCCACGCCTGAGCATGAACTCCTCAGCAGCCGAGGTCTCGTCCGACGACAGTGTGGACGCATCCAGCGTCGGCTTCATTGTCAACCAGCTCGCCGCCACCAACATCAACGTCAGTGGGGCCACCTACTTGTACCTGGCCATTGCTTGAGGACCCAGACCATGTGGATCAACACCGTCACAAACCAATACCCGCTTTTCGAGGCAGACATCCGCGCACATCTGCCCAACACCTCATTTGGCCAGCCATTCACCCCCCCTGAGCCGTATGAGTGGGTCGCGCCCACGCCCATGCCTGACTTTGACACCATCGGTGAGAGGGCGCGAGAACTTCCCCCCGCGATCGTGGCAGGCACTTGGCGGCAGCGCTGGGAGGTGGTGGCGCTCTCAGCCGAGCAAGCGGCAGCAAACCAACAAGCGCAAACCCAACGAGTCAAGGTCGACATCGTCGCTGCCACCCAGGCCCGCCTGGACACCTTCGCCCGCGAGCGCAACTACGACGACATCAAGAGCGCCAGCGACTACGCCGGCTGCTCGGTGCCCAAGTTCTCGCAGGAGGGCACCTACTGCCGCGACGCTCGGGCCGAGACCTGGGCCAAGCTGTACGACATGCTGGCCGAGGTGCAGGCCGGAACTCGCCCCATGCCAACGGGCTTTGCCGACATCGAGCCTGAGCTGCCGCCCCTCGTCTGGCCCACCCCGGCATGAAACACCCCCGCCTCCTGGCCGCAGCCCTCACTCTCAGCGCCGCCGGCCTGGTGGCGCTGACGCAGGACGAGGGCTATACCGACCAGGCCGTCCGCCCCCTGCCCACTGACCGCCCCACCTACGGCTTCGGCAGCACCTGGCGGCCTGACGGCTCGCCCGTGCAGATCGGCGACACCATCCGCCCACCCCAGGCCCTGGCCCTCACCCTGCGCGAAGTGCGCAAAGGCGAAACCGCGCTGCACCGCTGCGTCACCGCGCCGCTGACGCAAGGCGAATTCGACAGCCTGGTCAGCCTGGCCTACAACGTAGGCGCCGATGCCGTGTGCCGCAGCACCATGGTGCGCCTGCACAACGCCGGCCAGCACGCCCAGGCCTGCGCCGAGTTCGACCGCTGGGTCTACTTCCAGGGGCGCGACTGCCGCGACCCCGCCCACCGCTGCGGCGGCCTGCCCAAGCGCCGCGCCACTGAGCGCGCCATGTGCGAAGGCCGCCCGTGACCCGCGCCCTGCTGGCTTGCATCCTGGTGTCGCTGGCCCTGGCCGGCGTGCAAACCTGGCGCCTGCAGCGCGCGCAGCTCACCGCCGACGATCTGCGCACAGAGATCCAGGCCCAGCGCCGCCTGGCCGCCGAAGACCGCGCCCAGGCCGTGGCCGCCAGCGCCAGCGCCGCCGCCGCCTATCGCAGCATCGAGCAAGCATGGATCAACAAGCACCAGGAGATTGCCCGTGACGCCGAAACCCAAGCCCGCGCCCTGGACGCTGCCCGCGCTACTGGCCGCATTGCT